GTATAGCAATAAAGAAAAAAAGTGGAAACAGTTTGAATATCCAAAAGAATTAGGTAGACTTAAAAACATATTTGACTGGCGTAGTTATCCTGAAGAAAAAAAAGCTGACTGGTTTGATTATATAGACGAAGAGTTTAAACGTAGAGAAGAAGGTTTTTGGTTTAACAATAAAGGTACACCAACGTATATGACTGGTACACATTATATGTATCTGCAATGGAGTAAAATAGACGTAGGCGCGCCAGACTTTAGAGAAGCAAACAGATTATTCTATATATTTTGGGAAGCTTGCAAAGCAGATAAAAGATGTTATGGTATGTGTTACCTTAAAAACAGACGGTCTGGTTTTTCTTTTATGTCATCAGCTGAAACAGTTAATCAAGCTACTATATCTACAGATGCAAGATTTGGAATACTATCTAAAACAGGTGCTGATGCGAAGAAAATGTTTACTGACAAAGTTGTACCTATATCAATTAATTATCCTTTCTTTTTTAGCCCTATTCAAGACGGTATGGATCGGCCAAAATCCGAGCTTGCATATAGAGTTCCAGCTTCTAAATTCACTAGAAAGAAAATTACAACAAACGAAAAGCTAGAAGAAATAGAAGGATTAGATACAACTATAGACTGGAAAAATACAGGTGATAATAGTTATGACGGTGAAAAACTAAAGTTACTAGTACACGACGAAAGTGGTAAGTGGGAAAGACCTGATAATATATTAAACAACTGGCGAGTTACAAAAACATGTTTACGATTAGGTAGTAGGATTATAGGTAAATGTATGATGGGCTCAACATCAAATTCATTAGACAAAGGTGGAGAAAACTTTAAAAAACTATATAATGCATCAGACGTTACTAAGCGAAACAGAAATGGACAGACAGCGTCTGGCCTATATTCTCTTTTTATCCCAATGGAGTGGAACTACGAAGGATTTATTGATGAGCACGGAAGCCCAGTCTTCAATACTCCGGATCATGAAGTCTTCGATCCACATGGGGAGTTAATAGATATAGGGGTTATAGACAGTTGGCAAAACGAAGCTGACGGTTTAAAAGGAGATCAAGACGCACTAAACGAATTTTACAGGCAGTTTCCAAGAACTACTGAACACGCGTTTAGAGATGAAACAAAAAACAGTATATTTAACTTAGTAAAAATATATGAACAAATAGATTATAACGAAGAAATGTCTAGGACATTAGGTATAACTCAAGGTAATTTTCAATGGGTTAATGGCGTAAAAGATTCTACGGTAATATTTTATCCAGATCCTAAAGGTAGATTTAAAGTAAGTTGGGTACCACCAACAAATATACAAAACAAAGTTATAATTAAAAATGGTATTAAATGGCCTGGTAACGAACACATGGGTGCTTTTGGTTGTGATAGTTACGATATATCAGGAACAGTAGATGGCGTAGGTTCTAAAGGTGCTTTGCACGGACTAACTAAGTTTAGTATGGAAGACGCGCCAGCTAATCAGTTTTTTTTAGAATACCTAGCAAGGCCACAGACTGCAGAGATATTCTTTGAAGACGTTCTAATGGCATTAGTGTTTTATGGGATGCCTTTACTTGCGGAGAATAACAAACCTCGTTTATTGTATTATTTACGAAGACGTGGCTACAGGGGTTTTAGTATGAACAGGCCTGATAAAATATGGAATAAATTATCTGTAGCAGAAAAAGAAGTTGGTGGAATACCTAACTCAAGCGAAGATATAAAACAAGCCCACGCTGCTGCTATTGAAATGTATATTCAAGGTCATGTAGGTATGAAACAAGACGGTTCGTTTGGTAGCTGTTATTTTAATGAGTTACTAAATGACTGGGCTAAATTTGATATAAACAAAAGAACAAAGCATGATGCATCTATAAGTTCTGGATTAGCTGTTATGGCTAATAATAGACACTTATATAGACCTAATGCAAAAGTAGAAAAACCTAAACTAAATATAAGTATTGCTAAATATACAAACGAAGGTAATACATCTAAATTAATTAAAGAATAAATATGGCAGAGTCTGTTATAAATAATTATTTTCCAAGTCAAGTCGTAAGTGATTTAGAAAAAATGAGCTATGAGTATGGTTTAAAAGTAGCTAAGGCTATTGAGGCTGAATGGTTTAATATAGATAGAGGTTTTAATAGATACAGAAATCATCAAAACGATTTTCATAAATTAAGACTATATGCTAGAGGAGAACAGTCAATACAAAAATATAAAGATGAATTATCTATTAATGGAGATTTATCTTATCTTAATCTAGACTGGAAGCCAGTACCTATTATACCTAAGTTTGTTGATATAGTTGTTAACGGTATTGCAGAAAGAACATATGATATAAAAGCTTATTCACAAGATCCTTTTGGTGTTAGTCAACGTACAGACTATATGAAGTCTATTATGAAAGATATGAAGACTCAAGAAATAAACGATTACGTTGCAAATGCTTTTGGAGTTGATCTTTATGAAAATGATAAAGAAAAGTTACCAGATTCAAAAGAAGAGTTAGACTTGCACATGCAGCTAAGTTACAAGCAGTCTGTAGAAATAGCAGAAGAACAAGCTATTAATACATTGCTTGAAGGAAATAACTACGAGTTAATTAAAAAACGTTTTTATTACGATCTTACAGTTTTAGGTATTGGCGCTGTAAAAACTTCTTTTAATACGTCTGAAGGAGTTGTTGTTGATTATGTTGATCCAGCTGATTTAGTTTATTCTTACACAGAGTCACCTTATTTTGATGATATATATTATGTAGGTGAAATTAAAATGATACCTGTAAACGAGTTAGTTAAACAATTTCCTTTTTTATCTGATGAAGATTTAAAAGAATTAGTAAAAAATAAATACAGCAATCAGTCTAATTACCACAACAACAACAATAACTTAAACGAAGAAGATAATAACAAAGTTCAAGTTTTATATTTTAATTATAAAACATACATGAATGAAGTTTACAAAGTAAAAGAAACTGGTAGCGGTGCTGATAAGATATTAGAAAAAGACGACACATTTAACCCGCCTAATGAGGATAACTTTGGAAAACTACAAAGATCTGTAGAGTGTTTATATGATGGCGCTTATATTTTAGGTACTGGAAAACTACTTAAATGGGAGATGGCTAAAAACATGATGAGACCTAAAAGTGATTTTACTAAGGTTAAAATGAATTACAGCATGGTTGCGCCTCGTATGTATAAAGGTCGTATTGAATCTTTAGTACAACGTATTACTGGTTTTGCTGACATGATACAGCTTACACATTTGAAACTACAACAAGTATTATCACGTATGGTTCCAGATGGTGTTTATTTAGATGCTGATGGTCTAGCTGAAATAGATTTAGGTAATGGCACAAATTATAACCCACAAGAAGCTTTAAACATGTTCTTTCAAACAGGATCTGTTATAGGTAGATCTTTTACTTCAGATGGTGATATGAACCCTGGTAAAGTACCAATACAAGAAATAACAAGTGGTAGTGGTGGTAATAAAATGCAAGCTTTAATAGGTACTTACAATTATTATTTACAAATGATAAGAGATGTAACCGGATTAAACGAGGCTAGAGACGCTGCAACACCAGATAAAAACGCTTTAGTAGGTGTACAAAAACTAGCAGCCGCTAATTCTAACACAGCAACAAGACATATATTACAGTCTGGTTTATTTTTAACTGCAGAGGTTGCAGAGTGTTTATCATTGAGAATATCTGATATATTAGAGTATTCACCAACTGCAGATGCTTTTGTACAAGCCATAGGTGCTCACAACGTAGCTACGCTTGGAGAAATGAAATCATTACACTTGTATGACTTTGGTATATTTATAGAGTTAATGCCAGATGATGAAGAAAAAGCAATGCTTGAAAATAATATACAAATGGCACTACAGCAACAAACTATAGATCTTGAAGATGCTATTGACGTTAGAGAAATTAAAAACGTAAAGCTTGCAAATCAAATATTAAAAATACGTAGAAAGAAAAAGCAAGAAAGAGATCAGTTAGTTGCTCAGCAAAACATACAAGCACAGGCACAAGCAAATATGCAAACGCAACAGGCTTCTGCTGAAATGGAAGTTCAAAAAGAAATGGCTAAAATGCAAGCCGAGGCTCAACTTGAACAAATGAAGGCGCAGTTAGATGCGCAAAAACAAGCTCAAGAAGTTGAATACAAAAAACAACTAATGGAGCTAGAGTTTCAGATGAACATGCAATTAAAGCAAGTGGAATCTAACAGCTTACAAACAAAAGAAAAACAAAAAGAGGATCGTAAAGACGAAAGAACAAGAATTCAAGCTTCACAACAAAGTGAACTTATTGAACAAAGAAATAGTCAAAAACCACCTAAAAACTTTGAGTCTGCAGGTAATGATACTATAGGAGGCGGATTTAATTTAGGTGAATTTGATCCTAGATAAAAATTATTAATTATTATTATATTATATTATGGAAGAAAACGTAGAAAACGTAGTTGAAGAAACTACACAACCAACTGAACAAGTTGAAGAAACTAAATTTGAAAGCGCTGGAGATGACAGTGTTTTAAAAGTAGATTTAAGCAAACCACCAACACCAAAAGAAGAAATAAAAAATGAACCAGAAAAAGAAGTTGCAGAAAAAGTTGCAGAGGATAACACTGACGACAGCGGAGTGGTTGAGCTCGTTGAAGATGCCGACACCACAGAAAAACAAGAAGAAGTACAACCGCAAGCTGAAACACAAGAACAACCAGTATTAGAAGAAATTACTGAAGAAGAAGTTCAAGAGCAAACAGAAGGATTAAAAGAAGAAGTTTTAGAAGCTGCGGAAGAAGCAGAAAAAACTGGTATGCCTTTGCCTGAAAATTTACAAAAAGTTGTAGATTTTATGGAAGACACTGGTGGTACACTAGAAGATTATGTACGTTTAAATCAAGATTATTCTAGTTATGACGACATGACAGTGCTCAGAGAGTATTACAAGCAAACAAAATCTCACTTAACAGATGATGAAATTAGTTTTTTAATGGAAGACTCATTTTCATATGACGAAGAAATTGATGAAGAAAGAGAGATTAAAAAGAAAAAAATAGCGTTAAAAGAGCAAGTTGCCAACGCTAAAAGCCACTTAGACGGGCAAAAGTCTAAATACTATGAAGAAGTTAAAGCTGGTTCTAGGTTAAACCCTGAACAACAGAAGGCTTGGGACTTTTTTAATAGGTATAACAAAGAATCGAAAGAGAACGAAAAGATAGCTAAAAAACAAACTGATACTTTTTTAAATAAAACTAATCAAGTTTTTAACGATACATTCAAAGGTTTTGAATATAACATCGGCGATAAAAGATATAGGTTTAATGTAAAAAATGCTGGAGAGGTTAAAAATAGCCAAAGCGATATTAATAATTTTGTCAAGAAGTTCTTGAACGAAAATAATGAAATGTCGGATGCCAAAGGTTATCATAAATCTTTATTTACAGCAATGAACGCTGATGCTATTGCTAATCACTTTTACGAACAAGGCAAAGCAGACGCTATGAAAAATAGTGTTGCTAAAGCTAAAAACGTTGATATGAACCCAAGACAATCTCATGGGGCTGTTGAAGCGGGAGGTATTAAAGTAAGAGTGCTAGGTGAAAACTCTAATGATTTTAAGTTTAAAATTAAAAACAAATAATAAATTTAAAAAAACAAAATTATGGCAATTACTGCAGGAGGTAGTTTAAATAGTGTAGCTGCATCAGTGCAACAAACACTAGCTTCAAACTACATCGATTTTACAAGTGCTGACACCGCAGGGTGGGCACAACAATATTTACCAGATCTTATGGAAAAAGAAGCTGAGGTTTTTGGAAACAGAACTATCTCAGGATTTCTTTCACAAGTAGGAGCTGAAGAGGCTATGACGGCTGATCAAGTTATATGGTCTGAACAATCAAGATTACATTTATCTTACGTAGGTACAGTAGCTACTGCTGGTGATACTAACGGTACATTTACAGTTGTAACTGATATTGACGGAAACACAGACGTAGCGTCTAGTAACCACGGTATTAGAGTTAATGACATTGTACTTATAGCAACAGCTGGTATAGTTACTAAATGTTTAGTTGTTGAAACTCCAGATTCAAACGTTGTTTCTGTTGAGCCTTATGATAAAGCTGATTTAACTGGCCATGCTACAACTGCTAGTGGATCTATTTTATTAGTTATTGGTTCTGAATATGGAAAAGGACAATCTTACTCTGACGTTACAGGTACTCACAACGCTGAAAGAAGAGCTGCTTTAACACCTACTTTCAAGTCGTTTAACAACAAGCCAATTATAATGAAAGATTACTATGAGATCTCTGGATCTGATGCTTCTCAAATTGGTTGGGTTGAAATTTCTGGTGAAACAGGACAAAACGGTTACTTATGGTACTTAAAAGCTGAAGGTGATACTAGAGCTCGTTTTACTGATTACTTAGAAATGACAATGCTAGAAGCTGAGAAAACAGTTGCTAACTCTGCTATCGGTTTTGCTGATAAGCAAATTAGAGGTGCTGCTGATTCTGGTGCTAATGGTTCTGGTACTGAAGGTTTATTCGCTGCTATTGAGTCTAGAGGTAATGTTACTTCTGGTGTTACTGGTGTTAACCCTGCTACTGATTTAGCTGAGTTTGACGCTATCTTAGCTGAGTTTGACAAGCAAGGTGCTATTGAAGAAAACATGATGTTTGTAAACAGAGCTACTAGCTTAGCTATGGACGATATGTTAGCTTCAATGAATTCTTACGGTGCTGGTGGTACATCATATGGTGTATTCAACAACTCTGAAGATATGGCATTAAACTTAGGTTTCTCTGGTTTCAGACGTGGATCTTACGATTTCTACAAGTCTGACTTTAGATACTTAAATGACAAAGCTACAAGAGGTGAAATTAACCGTGTTGCAGGATCTGCTGCAATTAGAGGGGTTTTAATTCCAGCTGGTGTAACTTCTGTTTATGACCAAGCTTTAGGAAAAAACTTGAAGAGACCTTTCTTACATGTAAGATTTAGAGCTTCACAAACTGACAACCGAAGAATGAAAACTTGGGTTACTGGTTCTGTTGGTGCTGCTACATCTGCTTTAGATGCAATGCAAATTCACTATTTATCTGAAAGATGTCTAGTTACACAAGGTGCTAACAATTTCATGTTAATGAAATAAGCATTTTATTACTTAAGGATCGAGGCTTCGGCCTCGACCCTTTATTTTATTAATTTTATTATATATTATATTATGGCAAAAAAACAAAAAACAGAAGTGGCTATTGAAGAGCCACAGGTTGTAGAACAACCAAAAAATAAAAGAAAAGAACCAACTTACAAAAAATTAGAAGATGGTTGGGAAATTAAAGACAGAATATACAAGTTAAAAGGTAACAAAAAACCTTTATCAAGATCTATTAAATCAGCAAACATACATTGGTTTGATGAAGAAAAAGGTTATGAAAGAGAACTTAAATATTGTCAAAATCAAAGAACAGTTTTTGTAGATGAAATGAAAGGCGATCAAAGACTAGAGCATGTTGTTTTTAGAAACGGTATGTTAATTGTTGAAAGAGAAAAAACAGTTTTACAAAAATTACTTTCCTTATACCACCCTGATAGAGACGTAATGTTTTATGAAGAAAAACCAGTGGCAAATGCAATGGGTCAAATTGACTGGTTAGAAATGGAAATAGACGCTTTAAACGCTGCTAAAAATATTGACATTGATATGGCAGAAGCTATCATGAGAGTTGAGGTTGGCTCTAAAGTAACAGAGATGAGTTCTATGGAACTTAAAAGAGATTTACTATTATATGCTAAAAGAAATCCTCAACTGTTCTTAGAACTAATAAATGATGATAATGTTGTTCTTAGAAACTTTGGTATTAAGGCAACTGAGCTAGGTATATTGAAATTATCTCAAGATCAAAGAACTTTTTCATGGGGATCTAATGATAGAAAACTAATGAACGTTCCATTTGATGAGCATCCATATTCAGCTTTAGCCGCTTGGTTTAAAACTGATGAAGGTATGGAAATTTACACAAACATTGAAAAACAATTACAATAATCAAACTGTAGGAGCGATCGCCCTACGGGGCGATTGCAAACTACAATAAAAAATTATGGCGGTAAGTATAGATAAAGTTTATCAAAAAGTTTTAGCAATAGCTAACAAAGAGCAAAGAGGTTATATAACTCCGCAAGAGTTTAACTTATTTGCAGATCATGCTCAGATGGATATATTTGAGCAATATTTTTATGATATAAACCAGTTTGGTAGAACACCTGGTAACGACACCGCTTATTCTGATATGCTAACTTTATTAGAAGAAAAAATTAGTATATTTAAAAATATTAAATTATTAAACTATAAATCACCTTATTTTCAAAAACCAAGAGAATTATATAGAGTAGGTACTATAGAAACTGGCTATGGCACAGTTGAACAAGTTACTCATAAAGAGTATTTAAATATCAAGCTGTCACCTTTGGCAAAGCCAACGTTAAAAAGAGCCGTTTATATAGACATGCCAAAAGGCTTTAGGCTATATCCTACATTCACAAACAATGTTCATTGTCACTATATAAGAAGACCTGAAAAAGTAAACTGGGGATATGTTGTTGCTAACGACAACGCTTTATACGATCCAAGTACATCAATAGATTTTCAACTACATCCTTCTGAAGAAAACAACTTAATTTTAAAAATTCTAGCTTTAGCTGGAATAGCTATAAATGATCCTACGGTATATCAAGTAGCTACAGCAGAGGATAATAAAAATATTCAACAAGAAAAACAATAAAAAATGGGATTATTAGACGGCTTTATACAAAAACAAAACGAAGAAACTGCAGAAGGATCACTTATTGATTTAGGTTTGAATTCAAAAATTTACTACGAAGGCGTTGATGGTATTCAAAACAATGGTGTTGATAATTATGGTAACTATCAGTTTGTTTCTTTAGAAGATGTTATAAACACTTTTATAGTTGCTTACGTTGGTGAAGACAAGTTAATAAACAAAGTAAAAAGAACTGACGTTGCTTTTCACGCACAAAGATCTTTAGCTGAATTAAGCTTTGATACTTTAAAGTCTGTAAAGTCTTATGAGTTAGAAGTACCAACATCGCTAACACTACCAGTCCCACAAGACTATATTCACTATGTAGGTTTATATTGTGTTGACAGTAATGGTGTAAAAAATAGATTATATCCAACTTCAAAAACTTCTAACCCTACAGCTTTTCAACAAAACACAGATGGTACATTAAAGTTTGAAGATAATGTTTGGAAAAACCCAGCGACAGGTTTATATGAAGAGTATGGTATTACAAGGTCTTACGATTCTTTTGGTAATCCTATAGCTTCAGAAACACATAATCCGGCTGATAGCTCTTTTACATCTAAAACACCTTTACCACAGTTTGCTAAAGAGATTAGAGTTGATGTAACAGGTGATTCACGTACTTTGCCTGGTTCTGGAGCTGCAAGCACTAGTTATATTGCTTACGGACCTGGTTCTGGTATGCAAATTAATTTTCATGGCACATACTCAGATATAGAAGTAGGTATGTCAGTGTTTGGGCCTGGTATACCGTTAAACTCTACAGTTGCTACGGTTGGTGATTCTACTAGCGCTAATTACGTTGGCACTGGTATTACCATAACAAACCCAGAGTATATAGCAGATCAACTTTTAGAAAATCCAACAAACACAGCTGGTAGACCTTTAAACGTTCAACAAGGTAACACGCAAGTTATTATTGTAGATTTAACTAAAGTGTCTGACACTTGGAGTAAATATAAAGCACATACATCTACAACAACTAAAGACAACTATGAAGATGATACGGAGTTAAGCAACGAAGGTAGAAGATATGGTATTGATCCTCAACATGCGCAAAACAATGGTTCTTATTATATTAATGATAACACTGGTTTAATACATTTTAGCTCTAATATATCTGGTAAAACTATTATTTTAGATTATTTAAGCGATAGCTTAGGAACTGACTCTGAAATGAAAATACATAAGTTTGCAGAAGAAGCGTTGTACAAATGTATTGCATATGCT